ATGTTTGAAGCGCCATTGATCCGGCATATATATGGCATCGGTTGAGGGACGATAAAATGCACGTTGGCCACCTTCGATGATCTCCGCACCTGTTGCTTTAATTGCTTGGTCAGCGTTTTCGATGCGTTGAACTAGGTTTTCCGGTAAGGTGTCCGGCGTTCCGTTGGCAGAATATCCTTCAACTTGGTCAGCGTTGAAAAGGTAGAAAGGCTTGGCAAACATGAAAGAGCGCGTTTCGTCTTCGCCTTGCTCGTTCTGTTTCGTCTTAAGACCTTGTGAGAAATAGGCACAATGCACGGCCTTTTCACCCTTGCGAACCGTAGCACCGACAGACTGCCAATGCTTGTATGTCGCCCATTGATTTGAGGAATAGGACCGCTCTTTCTGCTCAATCCATAGGGAAATGACGTTTGCGCCGGAATAGGTATTCTTTGAGATGGGGTTGTGAGGCAAGGCCGAGCATACACCGGAACGATGCCAAGGCATTTGAAATTCCCCTGCTCCGGCTTCGATGGCGGCCACGATCTTGTTGGTGATTGTTTCCTGAATGTTAGACATTTGTGCATTTCCTATTGTGAAAGATTAGGCTTCGATGATTGCGGAAAGGATAAGGCCGATGACGGCCGGAATGATGAAGACCTGATAGGCTTCAAGAATGATTAAGAGATCATTCATGACGACACCCACTCATTGTATGCGTTGAGGGCTTCGTCTTTGGTCTTATAGGTCTCACCAAAAAAACATGGGTTGCTAGGTTGTTGACGACGAACAATCCAAGCCTCTTTCTTTTCTGAAAGACCGTCAAAGCCAGCCGGACGATGGACTAAAGAAACTAGGGTTTTGTTCCCGTATGCGTTAACGATTGTCTTTGAGAAGATCGTTGTTGGGATGGTCATTTGTACAATCCTTTGTGAATTGGTGACGATCACAATCTGTCAACGTTGATTGGATTAGTCAAGCGGTTTATTGAAAAAAAGATTAGAAAATTATAAGGCGTTGAATTTGCAGGATAATCAGGAAAAGAAAAGAGAGCGCATCCGGCGGAAGGTGACGGCTAGGGGATTGAGAACGGTCCCGAAGGCGCGTGAAGGCGTCAATCACCGTGGTGATCCGAGCGGCAGAAGATATTCAATCATTCCTTCAAGGGCGGTTTATAGTCCTGATTTAAGCCCTAATGATTTGCTCTTGCTATGCACGTTAGGTTTATTCGTTAGCAGGCAAGGCGTCTCTTATCCGACCTATGAGACAATCAGGAATTGTTCCGGCTTAGGCGCAACACAAGTATCGGCTAGCCTCAAGCGGTTAATCAACGCCGGAATGATTAGGAAGTTACAACCTAAATGGTTTCCGCAACAATCCTCTAAATGGATGACGAGCAGATATCAGGTGCTCTTTTCCTCAAACGATCCAATACCAACAGACGAGGAATTGAAGGCTTCTATTCCATACGCAACGGATAGCACAGAAGATATTCAACCTATTAAAAAGACTAATGAAGTCATAGAGACGGTTAATGATAACACGATAGGGATTAAAAGGGAGATACAGTCAATGAGTCGAACATATGGTTACGATATCTCAACCGATCCTCGATCGCTCACAACGCTAGCCAATCAAGGTGTCAATCAATCGGCTATTGCTCAAGCGTTTCGGCTTCACCTCAACCGCTATGGATCGCTACCACCGTCTCTTGCGGTGCTCATACAACGGGGGTGCTTTGTGTGAGAGGCACTATCCCTCCCCCGGGGGTCGGCCTCTACTGCGGGGTAGGCCGCTCAATTTTTTTTCAATTTTCGGAGAACGTGTTTAAGCTAAGTTACGATGTATCCCCTCACGGGGATAACTAAGGGGGTTCGCGGTGTCTAAGTCAATATCTGTCAAGGTAGTTTAAGGGTCATTCCCCAAGTAAATTTAACATTTGATATGGAGATTGCATGGGTAGAGTTAGAGTTATGAGGCGGTCTGTCGCTTCTGGTTCGGAAGACAAGCGGGAAGCTGTCCTGAATGAGATTGAGGCCATAGGTTCGGCAGCCATTACCGATGTCCTCTCATGGGACTCCACTGGTAATGTGATGGTAAAGAACTCCTACGACTTGCCTTTGCACGTTCAGAAGTCGATCAAGAAGGTCAAAGTCACGCCGACCAAGGACGGGAACGCTATCGAAGTCGAAATGCACGACAAATTGTCTGCTCTCCGCCTTCTCAGTAAACATCACGGCCTACTAGAAATCGGGTCGGACGAGCAACGACCGTCTATCCTCGGTATCAATATCCGTGGACCGCAAGCCACAACAACCTATGAGATCAAGCATGAAAGCGCCGAAGAAGAAGTCCCGGAATGAAGCCGCAGAGTCTTTCGCCGCCGCTGGCCTAGACCTCGACTTCTCGCAAGCCCCGACCACTTGGAAGTTCCTCAATAACGATGCCTTCTTCCGTGGGCTCCTCGGCCCTGTCGGTAGTGGGAAATCCTATGCCTGTGCTGCCGAGATATTCCTGAAAGCCGTCCAGCAAAGACCGTCTCCGGTCGATAATACGCGCTATACGCGCTTCGTCATCGTCCGTAACTCGTATCCTGAGTTGCGAACCACTACGATCAAGACTTGGCAAAACCTGTTTCCAGAGGATGTTTGGGGGCCAATGCGCTGGTCCCCTCCGATTACACACCATCTGAAACTGCCGGGTCGGGATGGAATACCCGGAGTGGACTGCGAAGTTATATTTTTGGCCCTTGATCAGCCAAAAGATGTCCGTAAACTACTGTCTCTCGAACTCACTGGTGCTTGGGTGAATGAGGCCAGAGAACTGCCACTAGCTGTTATTCAGGGCCTAACACACCGCGTCGGTCGTTTCCCGACTAAACTTCACGGTGGACCGACTTGGCGTGGTATCTGGGCCGATACGAACCCGATGGATACCGACCATTGGTGGTATAGATTGTCCGAAAAAGAGCCAATTCGCGGCAAATACGAGTGGAAATTCTTCAAGCAACCCCCCGGAATGGTGGAAGTGCCAGCCGATCATCCCGGTGCGATCCCCGCCGCTGGGAAGCACTGGACCATAAATGATACAGCCGAGAACCTGAATAACCTTCCCCCCGGCTATTACGAGCAACAACTCGGTGGCAAAAACCTCGATTGGATCAAATGCTATGTCGGTGGCCAATATGTCTATGTCCAAGAAGGAAAGGCCGTCTGGCCTGAATACACAGACTCCCTTATGGTCGTTGATAAGCTCGATTATGATCCAGCAGTCCCGCTACAAATTGGATTAGACTTTGGACTGACTCCCGCAGCTGTCTTCGGCCAGAAAATGCGTAATGGCCGCTGGCATATCCTTCACGAAATCGTCTCGTTCTCGATGGGCCTCGAAAGATTCGGGCAAATCCTGATGCACGATGTCATGACGCACTTCCCGAAAGCCCAAATCTTTATCTGGGGCGACCCGGCTGGTGTGGCGCGTGATGGTATTTTCGAAGTAACAGCCTTTGATTATCTGAAAACCCTCGGTCTAAATGCCCAGCCAACTGCGTCAAACGACTTTATGGTTCGCCGTGAAGCTGGGGCATTGCCAATGCAGAGGCTCATAGATGGAAAACCCGGACTTATCCTCGACTCAGGATGCCAAAGGCTTAGAAAAAGCCTTGCAGGGGGGTATCATTTTAAAAGAATTGGAGTCGGTGGAGGCACAGATAGATTCCGTGACGCGCCAAACAAGAATGAACATTCTCATATCGGGGACGCTTTTGGGTATCTTATGCTTGGCGGCGGTGAGTTTAGGACACTGACCCGTGGCCACCATATCGGCGGTAAACCCTTCGCAACCACAACCGCAAACACGGACTTCGACGTATTCGCATGATGCCGGATCAGAAGATTATCGGATCAGCACAGTTCCCAATGACATGGATACCGACAGAGTTCCATGTGAAACACATTCATGACATGGAATTGTCTGATTTAGACCAAAGAACGGTCGCGGCTTATGACAATTTCGATGACATAGTTGTCGCGTATGCTAACAATTTTTATGCCTTTTCTGTCCTAATAGACGGAAAACCAGTAGCGGCCTATCTGCTATACAATCTCTGGCCGGGTAATTGGGAAGTGACGGTCTTTAAGGACAAGAACTTTGCCAACGAGAATATCGTTACCTTTACCAGATGCAGCCGCCGGATGATCGAACACATATCTAGGCTTGGTAATGTGCGTCGTTTGCAGATAACCGTCAGAAATGATAATCCTTATGCCCTGCGATGGGCAGAACTGATAGGATTCAGCCATGAGGCGTTCCTAGAAGCCTATGCCCCAGACGGGTGTGATGCTCATATTTTTAAGAGGTTGAATCATGGGATTCATAGCACAAGCTCTCGGACTAGACAGACGCGATGATGGCGCTTCGGCTGCCCAGCAACGTCAGATGGATATTCAGCAAAAGCAAGAAGAGCGTTTGACCGCTCAGGAAGCCGAGCAGGGTCGTGCGCTTGCTGCATCTATCCGCGCTCGAACCCGTGGCGGCTATCGTCAGTTGCTTTCGCCAGAGCGTATTGCTCCTGAAACTGGTCTCCCGACAAAACTCAGTGGTCTCTAATGGTCGCTAAGAAGTATCAGAACCCGAAAGGTGGACTCAATGCCGCTGGTCGAGCTTTCTTTAAGCGCACTGAAGGGTCTAATCTCAAGGCTCCTGTCAAAGGCGCTCCTAAATCACGCGAAGCTCTTGGCCGCAAAGCTAGTTTCTTGGCTAGAATGGCTGGTGTCAAAGGCCCAGATCGTGATGAGAAAGGTCGCCCAACTCGGAAACTTCTTGCATTAAGGGCTTGGGGAGCCACCTCAACCGCTGATGCGAAGAAGAAAGCCGCTGCTTTGAGTGCGCGTATCAAGAACATGAAGGACTGATCATGAAGGAAGTCTGGGACAAGGAGCGTCCGAAGTCTCTCGGCAAGAGCAAGAAGCTCACTCCTGAGCAAAAAGCAAAGGCCAAGAAGATGGCGGCTGCTGCTGGCCGTCCCTATCCTAATCTGATCGACAATATGCGTGTTTCCATGATGAAGAAAAAGGGCTGATCATGGCACTTCTTAAAGCAGAGATGGAGACTGAGGAGCCGGGCGAATATGCCTGCCCACTTGCTACGCAAGACATCTCCCATAACCTGAAGAACCGTAACCATGCGTTCATCATGTATGGCTATGGGCCGCCAAACCCGAACGAACCTAATGCGGCTTTCTGGCTGAAGAAGGCAGCGATGTATAACGTGACTGTTCCTGAAGCGATGACCATGCGCTGCGGGAATTGTGCAGCGTTCATCCAGACATCTCAGATGATGGATTGCATCGAGAAGGGTCTTGAGAAAGCGCCTGAAGACGAAGGCGGATATGACGACATTGTCGTAGCGACTGCCGATCTAGGGTTCTGCGAATTGTTTGCGTTCAAGTGTGCGGCTCAACGCACTTGTGATGCTTGGCTCGTTGGTGGCCCTATTACCGATGAGAAATATGCAAAAGTAGAGGCAATGGAAGAAAAGGAGTCTGAAGATGCCACTTAAAGCTGGTTCGTCACAGAAGGTGATCTCGCAAAATATCAAGCTCGAAATGAAGCACGGCAAGCCAATGAAGCAGGCTGTCGCTATTGCTTTGTCAAAAGCTGGCAAATCAAAGAAGAAGTGAGGGTGCTATGGCCAAGATGAGTGTTGAAAACGTAATCAAACGCGCTAGTCTGGCCGCATCCAAGAAGGACGAGTGGCGCACAATCTATCAGGAGTGCTACGAATACGCACTTCCACAGCGCAATCTCTATGACGGAAACTACGAAGGCGGCGTTCCGGGTCAGAAGAAGATGCAGAAGGTCTATGACTCGACTGCCATCCATTCGACTCAACGGTTTGCCAATCGTATCCAATCAAGCCTGTTCCCTCCCTACCGCGCTTGGTGTCGTCTTCAGGCTGGTAACGGAATCCCGATGCAACGCCGCGCAGAGGTCCAGACTGTTCTGGATTTCTACAATGAGCGGATGTTCAACATCCTGCGTCAAACGAACTTTGACTTGTCGATGTCAGAGTTCTTGCTTGATCTGGCCGTTGGCACAGCGATCATGCTCATCCAGCCGGGTGACGAGAAGGCTCCGATTCGCTTTACGGCGGTTCCGCAATATCTCGTATCACTGGAAGAAGGGCCGCACGGCACGGTCGATAACGTCTATCGCAAGATGAAGATGAAGGGCGATGCCATCTCATTGCAATGGCCGGATGCCAACATCTCTCCAATATTGCAGCAACAAATCGACCGGAAGCCAACTGATGATGTCGAGTTGCTAGAAGCAACCGTATTCAACAAGGATACGGGTAGCTACTGCTATTACGTGATCCATGAGAAGCTGAAGATCATGCTCGTTTACCGCGAGATGAAGGTTTCTCCGTGGATCGTAACCCGTTACATGAAGGTTGCAGGGGAAGTTTACGGTCGTGGCCCGTTGATCACGGCTATGCCGGACGTAAAAACCCTGAATAAGACGCTAGAACTGGTCCTGAAGAACGCTTCTTTGGCCGTTTCGGGTGTTTATACAGCGGCAGATGACGGGGTAATCAACCCTCAGAACGTCAAAATCCAACCCGGTGCGATCATTCCGGTAGCCCGTAACGGTGGACCGCAGGGCCCAAGCCTGACACCTTTGCCTAAGTCGGCTGATTTCAACGTCGCGCAACTCGTAATCAACGATATGCGTATGAATATCAAGAAGATGCTGCTTGATGATACGTTGCCACCTGACAATATGTCAGCCAGATCAGCAACTGAAGTGGTCCAGCGTCGTAATGAATTGGCCCAAAACCTCGGTGCTGCCTTTGGCCGCTTGATTACCGAGGCAATGGTTCCGATTGTCAGCCGTATTCTGTTCATTATGGACCAGAACGGTGACATCGACTTGCCGCTGAAGATCAATGGCGAGGAAGTTAAGATCGTCCCGATCTCCCCGCTGGCTCAAGCGCAGAATATGGAAGAACTGAACGATGTTATGCAGTTCGTTCAGATCGTCGCTGGCATGGGTCCAGAGGCCATGATGACCATCAAGAAGGATGAGATCATCGACTTCGTGGCTGAACGTCTCGGTGTTCCGGGTAAACTCCTTACTACGCCGGAAGAGCGTGAACAGATTGCCCAACAATATGGACAGATGCAGGCAATGGCCCAACAGCAACAGGCTCAGGCCGCAGCACCACAGGGCGCTGGCAACCAAGAAGCATTGATGAGGAGTCTTCAGTAATGCCTAATTATGGAAAACGTGCTGACAATACGGAAAAAGGCAGTGGTTACTTTGGCGAATTAAAGCGTCCAGACGGCGGCATTTCTACAGAACTGTCGATGGGTATAATGATTGATAATAAAGAGACAGAAGTGCCGTTGCTTGTTCCAACGCTTACAAAAAAGGAAGTCAACCTGCTCTTAGCATTGGACCCTAAAGATAAGACATTTTTTCAAAAGATACCTGAAAGCATTATTAAAAAAGCGGTTGATTTTGCTAACTATCGGATAAGTCAAAACAAATCTCCGTTTGCCTCCGAAGATGAACGCTACCCATTAGGGGAGTAATCTGTGACAGAACCAAATAAACAGAAGGATTTGGACACCCTTTACGCTCTGGTGTTCACTTCCGAAGCTGGCGCTAAAGTATTGGCTGACTTAGAAAATCGGTTTCTCGAACAACCGACTTGGTTCCCGGGAGACGAAGCGTCTCATGGCTTCCATAGAGAAGGCCAAAATAGCGTCGTTCGGCTTATCAAAGAGCGGATCAAACGTGCGAGGACT